GCTTTAATGAGGTCATTAGCTTGTGGGTGTAGTATATGTGTATGGTTCTCATTAAAAAGGAAATATCCTTCACTCGAACTTCCAGTCAAATATCAAGATCCGTACATGGCTTGGGGTTGATAAATGAACTTACAAGAAGCTGAGTTAAAGGAGAAGATTATGCCAGATGTATCAAGGAGAGGATTTTTATCGAAGTCACTGAAAACTGTTGCGGCAGCGACGTTGATCCCGGTTGCGAATAAATTGAAACCGCCATTGGTTATATCTGAATCTAAACGAATATCCAATATGGCAAGTGAATGTCCTGCTTCTGGTAGTATCTATATTGACGAATATATGGATTATTACCGAATGAGTAATAAATGACTGAACAAGAAGCCTGTAAAATAGCAGACCAGATTATAAAGATTTGTAAACAAAACTACCCTGATGTATGGTATAAACCCTATTATGACCATAAACCTGATCTTAAATTTATAAATTTAGAAATAAGTATCATGGTTGCACCTAAATACACGAGGAAAATGGAGCTGAAAAGATGAAAGACGAGGATTATATTAAAATAACTAATTACTAACAACTAAATAACCACTCAATACGAGCACCATTCAGGGCCGATTGAATATCTGATAAGGGGTTTTCCTCCTTTTCCCTTGGGATAATCAGATTAATTCAATCGGCCCTTTTATTTTGCGCTTTCCCGGTCAGCGGAATGACCGGCTTACATAGCTTAAATACGGGGGCCTGAAACCCGACACCATACAGGATACGTCCTTATCCGAGGACGGAAAAGAAAGGATACGGCAGATGGCAGAAGAAAAAACAGAAGCAAGTGAAGCTAATGAGACCACAACTGTTGATGGTGGCAAGGGTGATAAGACTAAGGTCGAAGTCACTGTAACTACTAATAAGGCCGACGGCGGTAAAACCGGAGAGGTCCCGGATGGTACAGACATTTTAGGCGAAGAAAAACCTGAAGATAACGGGGAATTTAAACCTCTGTTCGATGAAGAGGAACAATATGACGAAGCCCAGCTAACCGGCGAAGAGGAAGAAACGCCTGCTAAAGAAGGCGAAGAATCCGAAGAACAGCCCGCAGACCAAAAGGCTGAAGAAGAGAAGCAAGCTGCGAAAGAGTCGGAAGAAAAGGCTAAGGAAGAAGCGGAAGCCCAGGAAAAGGCCGATGCCGAGGCCAAAGCTAAAGAAGAGGCTGAAGCAAAAGCGGCCAAGGAAAAGGCCGATACAAAACCCCCCGATGGTTATGTACCACATGCAGCGCTCCACGAAACACGGGAGTTATTGAAAGAGGAAAAGGCTGCCCGGAAGTCCCTTGAAGATAAGGTTGAAAAACTAATTGCCGAAAAGGAAATACCCGAACCTGAAATGCCTGATGGGTTTAAGATTCTAACTGAGCTTGAACTCGATGAGCTGATTGAGGACAACCCTAATGAGGCTATCCGTTATCAGGCGAAACTTCAGAGGTACGAGTCTAAGAAGGCCGTCGCTAAAGAAGTAATGCGGGAACAACAGAGGGAAGCCGAGTTCGTTGTTATGACCAGTGTTGACCGGATAGAGAAGGCAGTCCCGGGTCTTTACGATAGTGAAAAGTCTATTGCTAAAGACCTGGCCGAGTTTGCCGTTAAGTCCGGGTTTAAGGACGAAGCCTTTCTTGAGGTTATGACAAACCCCGCGACTGTGGTTATTCCGGCAGGCACCGATAAGCGAGTGTTGCTTAGTAACGGTGCCGCTTCGTTAATTGAAATGCTTCATAAAATTCATACATCATCTGCCGAAGGTAAAGAGGGAGACGTTGAGAAAGTCCGGGCCGAGATCACTGAAGAGCTTACCAAAAGCCTTACTGAAACGATTACAGCAGAAGTCACAAAGGACCTTCTCACAAAACTTAAACCAGAACACGTACCTTCGGAATATCGGTCTATCGAGGAACTTCCAGGCTCCCAGGATGCCCCTGTAGCTTCTACCAAGCAGTACACGGAAGATGAGTTTGCAAGGCTTTCTGAGGAAGAACAAAACAAGCTACTCGGTGGATAAAACGAACTCCGTATCAGGTGCGTTAATCTACGGAGGTTATAAAACCCATGTCAGCTACAGAATTTGCATTAGGCGCAGCCCTTGCTGTTCAACGATGGTCAGCAAGTTTAGCCCATGAAGCAGTGAAACTTCAATATTTCAGGAAGTTTATGGGCAAGGGCAACGATGCGTTAATTAAAATTAAAACCGAGCTTAATAAAAAAGCCGGCGAAAAAATCATCTTTGCCCTTCGCATGAAAATGAGTGGCGATGGTGTTGAGGGCGATGACGTGATTGAAGGGACAACCGCTGAGGAAGCCCTGACCTTTTTCGATGATGCGCTTTTTATTAACCAGAGGCGTAAGGGAACTAAGTCAAAAGGTAAGATGAGTGAACAGAGGGTCCCATACAGTATGAGACGTGAGGGTAGGGATGCTCTCGCTATCTGGTGGGCAGAGGATTATGACGAACAGATTATGATGTATCTTGCAGGGCATCGTGGTCTGGATACGTCTTTTCATACTCCCCTTGGCTATACTGGCCGGGCTAACAACACAATTACAGCGCCCAACGCGGCTAACGTCATCTATGGCGGGGACGCTACGGGACTTGCCGATATGGCAGCTACGGATAAAATGAAGCTGTCTATCGTCGAGCGACTGATTGCTAAGGTCGAAACACTTGATCCAATGATTCAACCCGTAAGGTATCAGGGTGAGAATAAGCGTGTCCTGCTTATGCACACCTTCCAGGCTTACGACCTGAGAACTTCAATATCTCAGGGTGACTGGCTTGAAATCCATAAGGCTACTGACGGGACTAAATCCGTTCTCTACCAGAATGCGTTAGGTGAATATGCTGGGATGATCTTGCATAAACACCGGAATGTCATTCGGTTTGATGCAACCTATGGTGGTTGCCCGGGCACCGTTACTGCCGCCCGCGCTCTTTGTCTTGGCGCACAGGCCGGTATGATTGCCTGGGGTGGAGACGGACGGCCCGGACGGTACTCGTGGAATGAGGAAACCGATGATCGTGGGAATGCCCTGGTTATTACGTCAGGCGCTATCTACGGTGTGAAGAAAACAATCTTCAACGCAAAGGACTTCGGCATAATTGCGTGTGATACGTATGCTGCCGATCCTTCGTAAACCAATAATGGCCCCTTAACCGGGGCCATGAATAATTTTTAACATGGAGGCATGAAATGACAACACGACAAAGTACTGCTGTACTCTCAGGCATAATGCCGGATTACACTTTGCCGGGACTTACTCTTTGTAGAACTGCGAAATTCACTGGTAAGGTAGTTGCGTCTGGTGAAACAATCGAGATGATCCCTATTCCGAAGGGCGCGAAGATTGTCGGTATGAATTTCGCTATCGACGATGCGACGGCAGCTAATGCTACTGGAACTGAGATAGGAGACGGTGTGAGTAACGCCAGATTCTTTAATGGTATTGATGTAAGTGCGGTTACTGCCTTTAACCTGGCTGGTGAGGGTGTCCCTGGTGCAATTGGTTATGAGTATAAGACAGAGGATACTATCGACATCTATGTGAAGAAAGAAGATACCAGTCCCGCAACCGGAGCTAACTGGATCATGAACGTGTTTTATAAAATGGCCGGTAGCATGGCGGATGAAGATAATCTCTAAGATTTTAAACCTGTAACAACTGGAAGGAAAAATAATTATGGCAACACGACAAAGTACTGCGGTACTCGCAGGCATTATGCCAGATTACACTCTTCCGGGCCTTGTACTGTGCAGAACCGCAATATTTACGGGCAAGGAAGTTGGGTGTGGTGAAACAATTGAGATGATCCCTATTCCGAAGGGCGCGAAAGTCGTTGATATGAATATAGCTATCGATGACGCGACGGCAGTGGGGGTAAGTCAGACTGACGTAGGGGACGGTGTAAGTAACGCCAGATTCTTTAATGGCCTTGATCTAAGCACTATTTCTGCTCACAATTTGGCTGGCGAGGGTGTCCCCGCTTCACTCGGCTATGAGTATCCTGCCGAGGATACTATTGATGTTTATGTGAAAACAGGATCAACACCCGTCGCAACCGGAGCCCACGTGATCATGAACGTGTTTTATAAAATGGCAGGGAGCATGGCAGATGAAGATAATTTGCCTAACTATTAATCTTTAACCACCGGGGGATTCGTCCCCCGGAAGTCAGAAAAGGAGAAGTCATGGAAGAGACAGGATTGAGCTACAAAGGTAAGAAATGTCCATTTATTTTTAAAAATCCTCGATTTCCAGAACCTTTGAAATTTATGTCAAACGATACGGTTGTATGGGTTAGAAAGAGTAACGCTGATTGGCTTATATCTAATAACCCACGTATGTTTGAGGTTATGGGTAAAAGGAAAAGGAAATCTACAATTCCTATTAAGCCTGTTGTTGAAGTTCCAGGGCGTGATGATGGCATTGAGGGTGATGAAGAAAACCCGACTGTCTTTGTAGAGGACGGAGTTGTTGAAGTTAAAGAAGTTAAGGAAAAAAAACGCGGTATGCCGAAAGGCGGTTGGCCGTCTATGCAAAACAAAAAAGGGGAGAAAACTAATGACAATCAAGAGCGAAAGTAAATATTGGGATACAACATGGGATGGTAGGATAGGAAAAAATGGTAGTATCAGGATGAACGGAGAAAAAATCAAAATTGTCATTAATTCTCTCCGGCAACGAATCGAATTTATTGGTCGGGAAAAGTTTGAAATTGGTTGCGGTACTGGTATTCATGCAAACTACATGTCCCTGCTTTATCCGTGCTGGAAAACTATGTGGACAGGCATTGATTTAGCTGAGTCTGCCGTAAAGCAGGCAAAAAAATTTGGGCTGAATGCTGAAGTTGCTGATATTTACGAGTACACATCAGATAAGAAATTTCAGGTATTTCTTATGCTGGATTCCCTTGAACACCATGAACACCATGACCTCTTAGCCGATAAAATCAGGGAATTAGCCTCTGAGAAGGGATATTCTATTTTTGGCAATATCCCATTATATTCATGTGATTTACATGAAGAAGGTGGTTATGAAAGACCGATGGATATTCATATTTTGTGCGCCTTCTTACAAAATGCAGGGTGTAAACAGTTCACTCATAAGGTATTTGGAGCTTACGGCTACCCTTACATGATGTTTCAGGGATGGTCAGAACAAAAAGTCGGTAAATAGCCATGAAGATATTATATCATTATCCTGACTGGTCTAAACGATGGACTCCCTATATCAAAAATGCACTATCGGATTATGACCTGACGGTATCATGTACGAATAACCGGAACGAACTGGCAGAAGTTTCCGAAGATTGTGATGTTTTGCTGTCTATGTGGGCTAATGAAGTTCTTTGGCTTTGGACGTATATATTTCCTAAGAAACGGATTATTTCATATTTACGCAGGTACGAAATATTTTTCGATTATGCATTTGATAGGATACTTTGGGATAAAGTTGATGACCTGATTTTTATAAATACTTACTTGAAGGATTTGTTTGCAGAAAAAGTCCCTGACTATTCTGGTAAATCACATCTTATTTACAACGGCATAGACCTATCTGAGTTTGAGATAGATACGTCTAACAGAACTGGTAGTAAGATAGCCATGGCTTGTAATATTGATCATCGCAAGAATATGTCTTTAGCCTGCCAGATACTTCTTGCTCTGCCACTGAAATACAAGATTTATCATATCGGTAAAGTTAAAGGTATAAATCGTTCTGAATTTGACTCTTATCTCAAACAACTTGGACTGAAGGATAGGTTTATCATGGAGGGGGAGAAAAAACCATCTGACGTTACAGCTTGGTTTGCTGACAAAGATTTTATCCTTTCCACGTCTATCAGCGAGGGAAACCCCGTAAATGTCCTTGAGGGTATGGCTATGGGTCTTAAACCAGTGGTTCACAGATGGCCTGGCGCAGAGGAACAGTTTGAAGATTTTACGTTCGATACCGTAAGGGCGGCAGTGAATAGCATTACGTCTAAATGGCTTGACCCTGTGCTTTACAGATCTATTGTAAGTGACAGGTATAGCATAGAAAACTACAAGCAATTACATAATATTGTAGCGGAAACTCATGGAAAAGCCTGATATGCACAAGATGTCTCCCAAGCGTACCATATGCGAGGTCTTACGTGAAATCTATGCCTTACAGGGTGTTACCCCTAAAATCCAAGAGAAGTGCATGGAGGCGGTTGTTATGGCGAAGAAAATGGATGCCAAGTTAAGGGAATACAAGGCAGATTGGAGTAAGGACTTTTTTGAACCGAACCCTAATTATCCTGGAGAACACCTTAAATAATGGATACAGCAACCGTAACAAAACTCATAAGAAAAGGCGTAAGGGAACCGAGCATAAGAAAGCTGTCGGCTGCCGATATTACGCAGGTCATAGCCGACGGCATTAATATACTTGGCCTTATCCTATATGGGCAGGCACCCGCCTACTTCTCGAAACGGGTATCAATAGCATCTACCGAAGGGAACATAATCTTTGATTTTCCGTCCGACCTGAAATCTATCCGTCGTATCTGGGATATGGATACCAATGCCGGGACTATAACCGGTGCTTCCGATGATACTGTTGTCAACATATTACAGGTAGCTCATGGTTTTTCAACCGGGGATACAGTTACGATCTTTGGTATAGTGGGTACAACCGAGGCAAACGGAACATGGATAATCACAAAGGTTGATGCTGATAACTACACCCTTGATGAATCGGTGTATGCAAGCGCTTGGGTTTCCGGGGGTACGGCATTTAAAGAGGAAGAGGATTTCGACACTATTGACCAGATACCGGATACCGAGGCTACAGGTGCACACGAAGATCCTTTCAAATACTACACGCGCGGGACGAAAATCATAATTGACGATATTGATTTTGAGAACGATATAATTCTACTCTACAGGTACATAGCCTCAACCTTAGCCGAGATACCCGCTGAGTTTCATTTTGGCCTTGTCGCTTATGGGGTGATTACCCTTATGACACTGCCAAATGATACCGATCCGAAATTTCAAGACTATCTCAATTCTCTAACAGTACATAAAGCCTCATGGAAGATAGCCCTTGAGCAGTGTCATGCTTTTGCGCCTTCTGTTGAATCGGACAATCTAAGCCAAGTTTCGGGGATTAACCAATGGATATAAAAAGATTTATAAAACATACGGTTTTCTTACTTTTGCTTATTCCTGGCATTGTCTTTGCGGGTTCTCAACAGACAAGCACTACCCTTGCTTCTACCATCATTACAAATACGAGAATGTATCTTAATGACACAACCGCTCCGTATTTTCATAGTGATGCTGAAATGCTTGTCTATCTCAATAACGGGACTGTAGATATCGTGGCCAGGACTCATTGCCTTGAGGCTATTGAGACTGAAACGCTTGTCACAAACCAGATGGCTTATGCTCTTACCGATACCTTTATTGTAATAAAAGCCGTAGTCTATAACGATATTAAGGCATTACGAAAGGGTAGTATTGAAAGTTTTGGTGATATCGCGGGAGAGGCAGGTGAACCTGTATATTGGACCCAGTGGGGAAGTTCGGTCCTTGTTTATCCTATCCCTGATGCGACAGCTAATGGAAACGATATTGACGTTTATACAATAACAAAACCTGCGGCTGTTATTGCCGCTGCCGCCATCACAATCCCTGCCTATTACGATAAGGCATTAACTCTTTATATTGCTGCCCAAGCCCTAAAGAAAGACGCGAAATACGCGCAGTCAAATGCCGTACTTGCCGAATATCAGGCCGAACTTGATAGGTATAGGGTAGATTTTAGCTATCAGCCGGTGAAGGGACAGATTGACTAATGAAAGCAATAGTATACGAATACGATCCACGTTTGCAAGTATGGTTTATTTCAAGGGAAGCTGAGGTATTGAACCTTACAGATCATTCCATTTCTCTTGCAGTTGAAAAATCTAAATGGTGGAAGTTTTGGGCCAAAAAATGGGAATGGTATCCAATAAATGCAATAGGAATGAGATTTAAAATAATCAAATGAAACGAATCCTTCTAACAATATTTATTCTCTTAGCCTTTCTTGGCGTATCATCTGCCCAGGAACAGGCTAAGGCTTTACCAGGTGCGCCCGATACTCAAATACACAATTTTTGGCATACCTTTACCGGCCAGTGGATGCCGAATATTGATGCTTCTCTTATCGGGGCTGAAAACTACAAGACCCTTCAAAATCTAAGGTACACGGACGGTGGCCTTGAAGGGGTGCAAGGTTATTCTAAGATAAATACG